GCACTTATTGGTATTTAATTGATATGAAAAATAATATATACATACCAACAAGTGAAGCTAACGCAGCATTAATAGGAATATAATATGGCAATAATAACTTTAAAAAATAATTCTTTATCTAGTGTAACAGAATTACCTAGTGGTATATCTGGTCAAAACTATCCAGCTTTTGAAGCACAGTTAAGTAGTAACCAAACAGTAGGTACAAATGCTGGTAGAAATAAAATACTTTTTAATGAAGAAGTTTTTGATACAGATAATTGTTATGACCACACAACAAACTATAGATTTACACCTAATGTAGCTGGTAAATATTTTTGTCATTTCTCAGTTAGAGCTGCAGAAAATAATTCATCAGCTTTACAAGAAGCTTCTGCTCAAATTAGATTTAATGGTGTTAGTGGTATATATGAAAATTGGTGGGATTTAGTAGCTAATCCTGGAAAAACTATGACTCCTTCAATCGTAACAATTCTAGAGTTTAATGGAACAACTGATTATATAGAAGCTTACGCATGGTATGAATCAACAGCTTTTGGAACAGAGAGTTTTTCTCGTACAGGTACTTTTTTCGGTGCATACAGGATAGGAGATTAATTATGACACAACTTTCAACTAAAATAAAATTATATGTAGGTTCAGAAGTAGATTTCAAAAAAGATGTATTACTTCAAGACGATAGTGATGGCAAAGGTGCTTACATTAAAGAATGGAATTTAGATATTGTACAACCTACTCAAGCACAATTAGATGCTCTTGATGCACAGGCAGATTTTAATGTAGCTATTACTAATTTAAGAACCAAAAGAAATAAACTATTAACAGATACAGATTATCTTGCTTTATCTGATAATACTATGAGTGCAGAGATGACAACTTATAGACAAGCATTAAGAGATATAACAAATGGTTTAACTACTGTTGCTGATGTTGAAGCTGTGGTATTCCCTACTAAACCAGCATAATGAAATTTATACTAGCCTTTAGCATATGCTCTGCTATAACAGGCTATTGTAATAATACCGCAACCTTACCTACAGAGTTTAAGTCTTGGTCTGAGTGTGTCGGTGCAGGTGGACAATTAATTAAATCTTTTTCAGTAGAAATGAAAGACAGTATTGAGGATAATAAATTATATATGAACTATTTTTGTAATGAGGTACCAAAGGAAAATGTTTGATAATTTTATGAAAGATTGGGATGAATTAACAGACTTGAAAAAGGCTTTGAAAAATTTAAAAAAAGAAATAATAAAATTTAAAGAAAAATTTATAAAAAATTTAAAAAAACTATAGAGTGAGCTATGCCTAGAAAAAAGAAATCTATTACCCCTACTGAACAAGTTGGTTTTAGATTATCTTCTCACGAGAAAGTTTGCGCTGAAAGAATGAAGACTCTATTCAAAGCAATAGATGAAATGCGTAAAGACATCAAAGATTTAAGGACCGACATGAATAAAGGTAAAGGTGCTGTAAATGTTTTAATCTTTTTTGCAGGACTATTGGGAGCTATCGTTGGTTTCTTTAAATGGAGTGGTAATTAATTAACCAGGCTGGACAAGGGAAAGATCAAACTATGAAACCATGGCAGCCAAAAATATTAAAGGTCTAGTTTGTGAATTAAAAGCACAGACTAAATTTGCAAACAATCCAGAGTTACTTGTATTTTTACCCGTTGGCGGCTTGGGTCCCATTGATATAGTTACCCTCAATAAAAAGACAGGCGAATATAAAGCTTATGATGTAAAGGCTTTAAATCGTAGAATAAAAGGCACTACGTTTGTTAACCGTTTAGGTCAAAAAGTTAGGCGAAATGGTGGCACCAAAATATTCAGACCTTTGACTAGCCTACAACGTAAACTTGGTGTAAAAATAATATATGAAGATTAAAGAAATTATAAAAGAACATGAAGGTTTTAGAAACCAGGTATATGTCGATACCCTAGGTTATAGAACCATTGGTTATGGTCATAAGATTACTAAGGAAGATAACTTTGAAGATGACAAAGTGTATGACAAAGAACTATTAGAAGAAATATTTGATAATGATTTTGGTATTGCAAGACGAGCTGCGCTTAGATTAACTGAACATCTAGATATTGCAGACGATGCAATAGATGTCATTACTTCTATGGTATTCCAATTGGGAGAAGCAGGAGTATCAAAATTTAGAAACATGTTTGAAGCTTTAGGGATACCAGACTATGGAGAAGCTGCTGAACAAATGCTAGATAGTAAATGGCATATGCAAACCCCTAATCGTTGCCAGGAGCTAGCAAACATTATGAGGAATTGTGGATTATGATGCCGTGGAATTTATTAGGTATGGCTATAAAAACTGGAGCCAAACTTTATTCTGATAAACAAAAGACTAAAGAAGCTTTATCAGAAGCTAAACTACTTCATGCAGAGAAGATGAGACGAGGGGATATTGAATTTTCTGGAAAAGTATTTGAACATCAGAAGGGAGACTGGAAAGATGAATTTGTACTTTTAACAGTTTCAAGTCCCCTGTTTCTTCTAGCATACTCAGTATTCGCTGAGGATGAAGACATCCAGGCGAAGATTGATTTATATTTTGAGAAGTTGCAGCAAATGCCATGGTGGCTAGTTTCACTTTGGATTTCAATTGTCGCAGCAATTTATGGAATAAAAGCAACCGACCTAGTGAGGAAAAAATAATATGTCTAAATACGCACCTATGAGTTTTGCTAGTCAATACAGCAGAAAAAAACCTAAAGTAAAAAAAACAAAAAAGATAAAAAAAAGCTATGGCAAAAATAAAATTCGATATAAGTAAACAGCCGCATGAACGTATACCAAAAAAAACTAGCATTGGTAGAAGACCTAAGTTTTCATCAATGAATAAAAGTAAAAAACGTTCATGGAAAAAATATAAAGGTCAAGGTAAATGATGGATAAATTTTGTTACTGGTTATTTGGTTCAATAGACAATCTATTTAATAAAATAGATAAGTTATTTTTACCTAAAGCCAAAAGGAAAAAAAGAAATAGATGTAAGTTATGCGGTTGTAAATGTCATTGCAAAGACGTGTTTCATAATCACTTCTTTGATGGTGATATTTGTACTTGCGATACTTGCAGACACTAGGAGCTGCCATGAGAGATACCAAGTTTCTTGAAAATTATAAAAAAAATTCTGAAAAAAAATCTAAAGAGATGACCTTGTTTAAGTCTTTAAAGAAAGAAGTAAACTATGGAGCTAATGGTACTCAAAAATATGTTATTAAAAAGGGTCCCAATAAAGGAAAGATTGCAGAATGAAAATTGATATTAAATGGATAGTTGGTTTTATTGGCAGCGCATTGTTTGGTTTATGTACTTGGGTCCTGGTATCTATTGTAGATTTAAAAGAAGATACAAATTATATTAAAGGTGAATTGTTTGGAATAGATAAAGCAATTGGTAGGGTTTATAATTATATTAATAGCAATAACAACAGTCCTGCAGAATAATTATTTTTTTCCATCTTTTAAAAACTTCTCAATCATTTGTTTATACGGTGGTTTGTTTTCCCAATCCGTTTCTAAAGTAGAGATATGCGCCATCTCAGCATTAAGCTGCAAGTCATGGACAAAGTTACAATATTTATCAAAGCAGCTGCCATCCTTACCATCATGGCAGAAATATCTAGTAACACGGGTAGGCTTAAACTTTGGACTAGCTATCCACCCACCCATGTTAGAATACAAACTCTTATCGCAGTAAAAGCAATTGCTTACATACAATATGAGTTCTTTTTTTTTAACCATTAACCGTTTCTTCTTTTGGTTTTAGTGCGCCAGAAAAGATAATCGCATTATCTCTTTCTTCTTTACTAATGAAAAAAGTTTCTAATGGTTTGTTTAGAATTTTAGAAAAAGCATAGCCTACCAGTAAAGGTATCTTGTTATTCTTTTTTCTATCCAATGACTCATACTTTTGTATTTGTTGGTACGAGTATCGTTGACCTAAAAACTTAGATAGCTTATCTGCTAATCGCATTTGGGTCATCTTTCTTTCTAATCTATATTTTTTTAGATTATAAGATGTAGCTTCAATCAGTTTGCTACAAACTTCACTATCATATGGTAAATGTTTATTTGCCATTTTGCTCCTTAGTTTGTTAGTTTATTAAATATACCATCGACCCTTGCATTATTTCTTGTTTGTCTTTGGTAATACTTTCTAAAAGTTTTTAAATCTTCCCAGCCATATCGTTGTCTAAATTCTTTTTCAGACAAGATATTACTATCAAAGACTAAACTTGAAGATAGTTTTCTAAATGGACTTAGTCCACCTTGCCAAGCAATCCCAATAGACTTTGCGAGTTTTTGAGTATGATACTTGACCTGGCTTTTAGAAATATTGAACAACCTATTGTTAGATAGATTAAGTAATTTTAAACTTTTAATTAATGTAGTTACTTCAACAGTAACATCCACGGTTCTAAACCCTGCTATAGTTTTAACAGACCCTGGTTCAAATACATTATCATTGTCTAAAGTATTCTGTATGGTCCAGGTATTATTTTGAAAGTCATCATAACAAGCAGCAAGCAGCTCATTGGTTCTGGCTCCAGAGACTAATGCTAAACAATATAAAGTTTTATATTTAAGATTAGTTTCAGATTGAATTAATAATTTAGCATCATTGATCGTAGTATAAAATTCATCTTTAGTTTTATTTTTTTTACTAGCAGGCACCTTGGTTCTGTAATCTAATATCTTTGCACAATCCCCAATGTCATAATCTAAATCTCTAATGTACTTTATAATCATTCTAAAGACCGCAATAATATCTTTGTAGGTTTTGGCAGACAAAGGCTGCATAGTCGTACGAGAAACCGCCATAGAAAGCTTTTTAAGGTAGTTGTTTAAGAAATCTGAGTATTTGTATGTATTAATTGGAACGTTAAAAATTAGGGGTTCTATGTGGCAGGAAACGATTTCCTGGTATCTTTGTCCAGTATGTTTCTTAATTATGCCATTGTTTACTTGGTCCTGTATATTTTTATTAAATAAATTAAAAGCTTGTGTGAAATCTATAGTGCTTGGCTTGGTTGTCCAGGCGATCGCTTGATCTTTAGTATCAAATGACGCGAGGGTCTTTCGACCCTCATCGTATACTTTGTATTTGGTTCCGTTTTTTCTGATAAACATTAGTCTTCAGTTCTGTCGTGAATTGCTACTGGACTACTAGAGCCTTGTAGTTTTTCTACAGCATCACAAAATCTAGCATCAGAAGAATAAGCAAAGTTACCACCAAACATAAACCATTTACCTTTACGAGTTTCTTTAAGTGGAACTATCTTTGCTGTACCAGGTAAGTTACCTTCTACAAGTAATGCAGCAGGAATTTTTTTATCTGGTTCAAAAGGACCAGGAACATTTACAAGACACAATTCGTGTGTCTTAGATGAAATTCCTCCATTTGTGCAATCACCTAAATTCCATTTATATATGTTTACGTGTAATCCCATGGTTATATTCCTCCTTGTGTTGACCATTGATGTAATGCAAATAAACCTACTCCAACAAAAACAAGTTCAAAAACTATGAACATGATTATGTATTGTTTAAGAGTTAGTTTTCTCATTATTTTTTTTCTCCATTGTTAGTTGGTTACCTTCTAGCATAGTTATTGACATTTAGTCAACAGGTGTCTGTGATTGTTTTATCAACTAATGTTACGGAATATTTTAAAAAAAGTGCAAAGAAGCCTTAGCAAGTAAAAGAAATTTTACAAGTTGTGCGCTACTATTTAAGAAAACTTAGTATTCTAGCTGTTTTCTTTGGTCCTGTAGCTGGACTATATCCACTAACTTTTCGTTAGCTTGTTTAGCAAGTGCCAAAGTATTTACTGGATAATAACCCATTTTATTTTTGGTCTTGCTTATCCTTGAGAGAAGATTTTTTCTCTGCTTTTCGGCTTGAGCTATCTTCTCTGTTAGCTGCTGGTATATCGACAATCTGCTTTACCTCCTTTACGGTTGATTTTATAAATCGTAAATCATCTTGTTTAACAACGCAGCTTGCGTTTTCTGGCGGTTTGTTCATCATAGCCAATTGCTCAACAGAATTTGAAGTAGTCTCAAAAGAAACAATACATTCATAGTCCCATCTTTTGACAAATTTATTCGCCATACTCTACTTCTAGTATTATTTTTAAGTAATGTATAGCCTTTTTAATATCTTCGGCACCGTTCTTTTCGCGGTGTCTTAACGTATATTTTATGACGTTTCCTTCAGCAAATGGAAGTTTATTTTTAATTATAAATTGAGCAGGTTGAATAGCAAAGCCTTGGTAATGCTTGCCTCCCTGGTTCTCTAGTGTTTTTAAAGTATCGTTATGCTTCTGGCTGTTGCGGGTATTCTTGCTATCCATTTTCTTTTTTCTAAATTATCAATAATTTTGTGAACGTGGGACCTGGTTTTCATATTATGCGCCACCTTAATTTCATCGTAAGACGGCGCATACCCGTGCTTATTTATATACGATTTAATCCACTCATAAACTTTACGATGTATTGGAGTTAAACCGTATTTCATATTTAAATAAAGTCTTCCGCTGCAGCTGCATTGTATGCAGGCTTAGGCGCAAAACCTTGTTTCTTATTGGTATCAGTTTGAGTAATCGTTATCTTAACTGAACCATCTTCTTGTTTATAACCCGAAGCCTGGCACCAAACATCTTGACCATTTAATTTAATGGTAAAATTTTTAGGAGCCTGCTTTCCATTTTTAGTCATATGATTAATTAAGACTAAATCTGGATGCTTAGCTTCTGTTTTGTTAGGATTTTTTTGCATCGCAAACGAGCAAACATATCCTGGTTTTGGATTAAACGACATTTATTTGTCCTCCATTTCTTGTTGTTTCACCTGGATTTTTTCTAGCAATTTATTTGCGTAACCAGGATTTTCTTTTGTTAATTGAGACAAGTAATTTTCATACTTGCCAAGCAACTTAACAAAACTGACTTTATCTTTTGCAGATAAAATTTTGTGTTCTATTTCTTCAGTTAAAGATTTAACTTTTGTTTTAGGTTCCTCAGTTGTTTTTTTAACTGGTTGTTTTTTTCTTAAATCTAATTCTTCATAAGATAAAACATCACCATGTAAGTGCAGCGCTTTTAGGATAGCTCTATCTACAGCTCTCTTTTCTGCAACCGCTACAAAGTATGCAAATCCATTAGTATCTGGGTGCGCTTCACCTAGGCTAGAGTAAGTTCTATTATTAGAATTAACCGTTGCCGTTGCTTTACAGATTGCAAATCTAATCTTACCATCTGCAGTTCTAATATCGACATCAGTAGTTATATCGAAGTAAGCTGCCATTTGTTCTATATCTTTATGATACAGAGCTACTTTACCATTATCCAGATCATAGCATTGTTTATTTTGAATTAAACTTTCTAAGTATTGTTTTGGAGTTAAGTTATTTTCTATCATAATGAGTTACTGTGGGACATTGAGAAAGGAAAGAAAGACTGGACAACATCCCACAGATTAGAGCCATAGTTAACTAACAGAGGGAGCAATATAATTATCATAAATGAACAAATGATAATTGTATTATTGGCTCTAATTTTATGTTTACCAAAATTATATTTATTTTTAAATAAATTTATTTGGTAGATGTTAAGAGGTTTTCGTTCCATAAATCTTCTGCTACTGTTTTGTGTTCATCATCCCACTTGAAATTGGTTAAATCTAAATTAACATCATTGGTCCATAAATGAGTTCCAGAGTGTCTAGCTGCTAGACGTTCCCTTCTTAAACAAGTCTGTCTTATCTTTAATGCAATAGATTTTAAATTGTCTGGTCGTAATTGAGGACAATTTTCTTTTGTATAAATTTTATAAGTGTCTTCTGTTACAATTAATAAATGCGGTTCAAGCTTGGTTGCAAAATAATAAAATGCAGTTTGTAAATAATAATCATCAAATGGAACAGGCTTTACAATACTAAAGCTTGGAGAGCCATCTGATTTATATTTACCAGTTCTTTTTCTCCACTTAGTTTTAATTTCAATAAATTTTGTATCATCGCATAAGTCTATTTGACCAGATACAGGTAAAACACAGCCAGGAAATTTATGCTTAACTGGTTTTTCTGCAAGAATGTTGCCTGATAAACCTATTTCTTCAATACCTTTAATTGTTTGTTGTAAAACTTCTAATAAATTTTCTTTGTTGTTTTTGTATTCGTATTCATCAAACTCATTTAATGGTTTGTAAGTATCATAAGCTGCAGTTGCTAATTTAAATACTTCTTCTTTTTTAGCTGTCATCAAATTTGGTTTCCTCTGTATTAAAAAATTGTTTTTTATTTCTGTTATAGATTTTCTTTGCAAAGATTTGAGCTACTGCTTGACCTATAGTTGCTCCTGCAACCATTTTAGAATTAGGTTTAAACTTAGCTCTTTCACTTTCTGTTAAATAAAAATATTTAAAACAAAAAATATCATCTGGTAAATTTATTTGAGATGGTGAGTGATGGTTCCAATTATAAAACTTAGACCACTCTGGAAGCTCTGTTTCAATATTTGCTTTTTTAAGAATATCTTTTAATTTATTTTCAACATTCATTGAACAAACTAATAACCAAATGAAAACTATCAGTAAACAATAAATGAAATATATTCGCTTGCTGAGTGAATATAATTTAATTTGTTTGCCAATTTGTCAAAAAATAATTATAAGCAAATTTATGCAACTGAATACATTTAGAATTAAAAAAAAATTAACTTATAAAGGTTTAGCTGATCTCATTGGTTTACAAAGTAAAACCGCATCCAGTACCGTTCATCGTTGGTGTACGGGTTCTAGAATACCTAGACCTAAAATGCTAGATAAAATTAAGGCAGCTACAAAAAACAAAGTTACCATAAAAGATTTTTATGAAGTTTAAAAAATTTGTTCTAATCACTTGGGAGGATATTTGCGCTTTTAGTGATTGGAAAAATTTAGAGACCGCAAAAAAAGATAATGTTGCGATTTGTTATAGTGCAGGTTTTATAATCGAAAAGAATAAAAAAAATACAATCATTTGCTCTGATTGGTCGACCGATGCAGACGGGACAGAAGTCGGTAATAGGAATGTTATACCTAATTCGGTTATAAAAAAAGTGGAGGTACTTTATGAGCATAAACAAACTAAAAACTGAACTTGAAAAAAAAGAAAAAAAAGATTTAGAAGTTAAGGTTCTAATCAATGAGCATGAAGCTAATGAATTAAAAAAAATTATTGATGCAAAGGATAAGGCAATTGACGAACTTACAAACAAAATCAACGGAAAGCTTAACAACCTCAGAGAAAAAGGTCTCTAAGTGCGTTAAGTGCGATAAGATTGCTGTAATAATTGAGGATAACAACTATTATTGTGGCGAGCATTATTGTTTAATTAAAGGAATACCAGGAAAAAATGGCGAGATATAATTATTTTAATATAGGAGATCACTTCAGCGAGTACCATAGAAAGTTCGATGGTCTGGCAGGATTGGACCTGGATTTTATTGAGATTTGTAAAAAGTGCCAGGAGCCGCTAGCTATGTTTGAGACCGCGGTTGATAAAGGACAAACTTATAAAACTACCACAGTTACTGAGAAAATTGCAAGAGCTTGTAAAGTACCATCATTCCTGGTTTTTTATACCCCTGGTTTAGCTCACTATGAAGTAACCCAATTTCGCATTAAGAAGCTCACACCTGCCGAAAGTGAGCTGAGGGTCATGGAACCCCTAGAATTTATAAAGATGCTAAAAATACTGCAGGAGAGGCACAGCAATGAGTGTGTTTTAGCGGAGGTACCGTTTTGAGTTTCTTTGTAGCGGATGAAAGCATATTAAAAAGCTCTAAGCTTACCCCATCGGATAAGTTGGTTTATTTTGGTTTGGTTAGTTTTTATAATCGTAAAACTAAGGTTTGTTATCCTAGAGTTCAGACGATAGCAGACAGGGTCGGGTTGTCTAAACTTACGGTTTACCGTTCCATTGCCAGACTAAAAAAGCTTAATATTATCCAGACTAGACGAAGACAATCTACACTAGAATATAAGCTGCCATTACATGAGAATTTACTTACTAATTCGAGAGTTATCAAATTTTATAACTCTGAGTTATCAAATATTATAAGTATTAATAAAACCAAAGTAATTAAACCATATAGTAATTATAATTATAGAAATAACTATTCTCAGAATACACCCTTCCTGCCAAGCCAGAATAAGGATATTGAGTTTCAAGGTATTAAATTAAAGTTTTACGCATCGGAAGGTTTGCTCGATCAATTCCGTGGCTCCGATGGTTTTGAATATACTAAGAATAGGTTAAACGGGGAGATTAAAAAAAAAACTAAAAAATTAGCCTAATGCTTGCTAAACTTTAAATTTTACAATAAAAATGATTTACTATATGTGGTATGCCTGGTCGTAACAAACTACTAAAGCAATGTGAAAGTTACACCAGGGGTTCTAAGTTTACGGTGCGCTGCAGGTGTAAAGGTAATCTGATGAAAACAGGTCATTACCGCTGTAAGTATCATGCAGGGATGTCTACTGGTCCTACTTCAATTGAAGGACAGTTGAAATCTCTAAAAAACTTACCACAATATAAAAACAAAACAGATGAGTACATTTTAAATGCAATTAGAAAAAATAGAAAATATTATAGAGAAGCTTGAAAACGGTAAAACCTTAACTGAAATTTGTAAGGATAAAAACTATCCTTCATTGTCTGTGGTTTATCGTAAAATGCGTGATGATGATAAGTTTCATAAGCAAATTATGAAAGCAAGAGAAGTTGGAACGTTCACTATTCTTGACCAAATACATGAGATGCTAAGTAAACCTCAAGACCCTAAGTATTTTCAACAGACTAGAGAACTAGCGCACCACGCGAGATGGTTAGCATCTAAGTTAGCTAGTGGTATTTTTGGAGATAAGGTTAAACAGGAAGTTAAATCGGATAATAAAATTACTATTTCTTGGGGAAGACCCCAGGAGCCAGAAAAGGCTCCCGAGGTAATTGAGGGTTAGACTAAATTATTTTTTTTGTAACACGCGTTAATGTTATGCGCGATAGCTAGATTGATTTGATTATTAATCTTTTTTTGTTCTTCTTCTCTAGCTTTTGTCTCTGGTGAGTTTGCGTCTGCTTTCATTCTTGCTAAGTCTGCAGGGTCTGAAAGATTGTATTCACCTCTTTTTTCTACTGTCCAAGTTACTTTACTCATAACGTGGTTAATTGCTTTAATATTACAGATTTGTTTTTTCTGTAAATCTGACAATTTATTGTAGTCTATAGTTTTTAAAGATTCCTCTACTTGTTCTGTAGTTGCGTGTTTACCAATACCAGTAAACTTAACATGTCCATTGTCTGCGATGTATAAAAGGCTGACAGCATCATAAGTAGATTTTTTAGGTTTACACCATTTGTTAGTTTTAGGGTTTAAAGTACAAACAACATCTCTGTCTCCGTGTTTTGTAGTTTCTACCCAATAACGTCTTTTAGTTTTTAATTTAAAACCCCAAGGGTAGTTATCAACTTCAACAGAATTTTCGAAGCTGTCTTTGTTGTAAATGTAAGATTTAATCATTGATTTTCTCCGTTATTAGTTATAATCTTAATCTAGTTATTTTTGACAAAATGTCAATCATTGATTGTTAAAATAATTAATAAATAAATGTTACAAAATAAAACAAAGGGAAATTATGAAAAAAGGTCTTTATGCAAATATTCATGCTAAGAGAGCTAGAATAAAAGCTGGCTCTGGTGAGAGAATGAGAAAGCCTGGAACTAAAGGCGCACCAACTAGAAAACAATTTAAAAGAGCTGCTAAAACTGCTAAGAGAAAGTAAATGAGAAAAGAACATAAATCAGAAACAGGCGGACTAACTGAAAAAGGTAGAGAATATTTTAAACGTAAGGAAGGAAGTAATCTCAAGCCACCAGTTAAATCTGGTAAGAACCCTAGACGAGTAAGCTTTGCAGCTAGGTTTGCTGGGATGAAGGGACCAATGAAGAATGATAAAGGAGAGCCAACGCGCCTGGCGCTGGCTTTAAAGAAGTGGGGGTTTGGTAGTAAAGAAGCTGCAGCCAAGTTTGCTGCTAATAACAAGAAGGCTTGATTGTTGGTTTTTTTGTTAGAGAAGACAGAGTCTCGCGCGTGTGTTATGGAGTACGAACAAAAGAAGAACACACAACCAAGACACAAGTAAACAATTAAAGTTAAGATATTATAAAGATTATCGCGGGTTTAATATCTGAGACACAACTAATAGCATGTAAAAATGCAACATTGTGTTGTAAAAATGCCACTATACCCGCTAAACTGGTCGCAGTTTGTAATATATATATATATTCGGACTTTGACACAGACACACAGAGACAAAGACTATGAAAAAAAAGAAACCTAAAATAAAAGACCCTTTAACAACACTTGCATTTGTAGACAAAGAAACTAATAGTCTAGTTATACATGTTCATGGTTTTGAAAACTCTGATGTTGCAGAAGCTTTTGCAAGTTATATGTTAAGCAAATCTGGCATGAATTATGAAACCGCAAGCAGTTTATTTGATTGCGTACCAACGATACATTAATGCACATAGAATTATATACACCTAGACCCCAACAACAAGAACTTCACGACTTGCTAGACAAGCACAGGTTCGCGGTCCTTAACTGCCACCGAAGATTTGGTAAGACGGTTTGTATTTTAAATCATTTAATAAAAGCAGCTCTTATGCACCCGTTGCCAAACCCAAGATTTGCATACGTAGCGCCGACGTATAAGCAAGCCAAGTCCATCGCATGGGACTACATCAAACAATTTACTGCTCAGATACCTGGCACAAGATATAACGAAACAGAACTTAGATGCGATTTACCTAATGGTTCTCGTATAACATTATTGTCTTCTGAGAACGCAGAAAGCATAAGGGGTATATTCTTAGACGGGGTGTGTATAGACGAGACAGCGCAAGTAGACCCTAAACTTTGGAATGAAATTTTGAGACCTGCATTATCAGATCGTAAAGGGTTTTGTTATTTTATTGGTACTCCTGCTGGCATGCAAAATTTTTTTTATGAAATTTACCAACATGCAGTTAAAGATGAGAAGTGGTTAGCATTTACAGCTCCAGTATCTAAAACTAAAATTATTGACCAGGAAGAATTGGATGCTGCCTTAGCTCAAATGGGTGAAGCTAAATATAAACAAGAATTTGAGTGTGATTGGATTGCCAACATCGAGGGTTCAATATACGGCAATCTGGTCAAGCAAGCAGAAGATAAAGGTAGGATAACTAGAATTGAATATGACCCTGCGCTTCCAGTTAATACCGCATGGGATATAGGGGTTGGAGATAGTACCGCTATTATATTTTTTCAACAATTAGGTAACACCGTTAGAATAATTGATTACTATGAAAACAATCGAGAAGGCTTGCCGCATTATGTAAACATCATAAAACAAAAAGATTATGTTTATGAGCATCATTATGCACCGCATGATATTGAAGTTACTGAATTTAGCCTGGGTAAAACAAGGCGCGAGGTTGCTTACCAATTAGGTATAAATTTTAGAATTTTACCAAAATTACCATTAGAAGACGGTATTCATGCTGCAAAAATGATATTTCCTAGAGTTTATATTGATCTTGAGAACTGTCGACCATTAGTAGATGCGCTTAGACATTATCACAGAAAGTATAATGAAAAGATGAGAATGTTCTCAAACAAGCCAATCCACGATTGGAGTTCTCATGCTAACGATGCGTTTAGATATATGGCAATTGCAATTGATGAGTTGCCAAATCAAGAAAATATTAGTAAAAGATTTCCTAATGCAATATCAGATTATAAAATTTTATAAGGATTAAATTATGAGTTTTTTAACACCAAAAATGCCTGCGTTACCACCGCCGCCGCCACCGCCTGCACCAGTAGCAGAAAAGGTTACTGTAGAACCAAAGTTTGAAGACAAGGAAAGAGAAACTGAAGCAAAAGCTAAACAAGATGCTTTAAGAAGAAAACGTAAAGGAAGATCATCTACTATACTAACTACTTATAAAGGTTTAGAAGAAGATGATAGTTCAGAAAAGAAAACTTTATTAGGAGGATAATATTATGGGAGGATTTGTACCAAAACCAATAAGACCAAAAGCACCTAAACCTGCACCTAGACCTGTACCTAAACCCACACCTAAACCTGCACCAGTTGCTAAACCCCAACCACCAAAACCAACTGTGGTTGAAACAACTGCATCGCAAGCTGCAGATGCTCAACAAATGAGTGATGCTATTAAAACAAAAAGAAAAGGTAGACGTGCAACTATATTGACAGACAACGAGCAATTAGGTAGCACAACAATTGCTACGAAAACTTTGTTGGGATAAGTTATGGCAAAAAAAAGTTTTTATGATTTTTTACCAGAGGACGTACAAAAAAAAACAGGATTAAAAACAGGAGCAGAAGCTTTTCATTTTCTTTACTCTCCATCTTTTAGACAAAAAAAAGCAAAAGAAATGGGTTTTGTAGAAGTTGCTCCTAAAGTATATGAAAAACCAAAAACAAAAAATACAACTGAAAAAAAAGAACCAAGTCAAATGTTAAAGGCAAAAAGAAAAGGCAAAAGTTATAGTATTTTAAATACCGCCATGGGTTTAACTGATAGTATTAAAACAAAGCAAAAAACTTTATTAGGTTAACATATGAAAATATTACCAAAAGCTAAAATGATTTTAGAGAGATATGCTTCTCTTAGAACTGAAAGACAAAACTGGGAAAGTCATTGGCAAGATGTTGCGGATTATATGTTACCTAGAAAAGCAGATATTACTAAAAACAGAAGTAAGGGTGATAAAAGACATGAGCTTATTTTTGATGGTACTGCAACACATGCTTTAGAATTATTAGCTGCATCTTTACATGGTATGTTAACTAATACTGTTTCACCATGGTTTTATTTAAAATATAAAAACGATGAGTTGAACCAGGAAGATGAAGCAATGGAATGGTTAGAAGATTGTACCAGAGTATTAAACCAAGCTTTTAATAGAAGTAATTTCCAACAAGAAATATTTGAATTGTACCATGACTTAATTGCATTTGGTACTGCAGCTCTTTTTATTTCAGAAGATGATGAAAATGAAATTAGATTTAAAAATATTCATATTTCAGAAATTTTTATAACTGAAGATGAAAAAGGCAATGTTGATAGCTTAACTCGTAAATTTAAAATGAAAGCTAAAAACATTTACAATGCTTTTCCAAAAGCAGAGCTTCCACCAGAACTAGCTAAAAAAATTAATAATGCACCACACGATAATGTAAATATTATTCATAGTGTGTACCCTTCAACAGAGTATGGAAATAACAAATATGTTTCTTGTTATGTTCACGAAGACTCTGGTTTTTTATTATCTGAAAAAGGTTTCAAAGAATTTCCGTATGCAGTTCCTAGATATTTAAAATCATCAAATGAAACATACGGTAGAAGTCCAGCAATGAACGCATTACCAGATGTTAAGATGTTAAACTTAATGTCTAAAACTTCTATCAAGGCTGCACAAAAACAAATCGACCCACCATTGATGGTGCCTGATGATGGCTTTATAATGCCTATTAGAACGGTGCCTGGAGGATTAAATTATTACAGAGCTGGAACCAGAGAAAGAATTGAACCATTAAATATTGGAGCTAACAATCCTGTGGGTATTCAAATGGAAGAACAAAGACGAGATGCAATCAGACAAAACTTTTTTGTAGACCAATTGCTATCCGTACAAGGACCGCAAATGACCGCAACTGAGGTTATCCAAAGAAACGAAGAAAAAATGAGAATACTAGGTCCCGTGCTTGGTAGACTACAATCAGAATTATTACAGCCATTAATAACAAGATGTTTCAACATATTACTTAGAAATAATAAGTTTAAAGAAATACCAGAATTTATTGGTGAACAAAATATTGAGATTGAATATGTATCACCACTTGCTAAAGCTCAAAAAACTGGTGAGCTACAAGCATTGATGAGAGGTATTGAGATTATGGGTTCATTACAAAATGTTGCACCTGTTTTTGATTACTTAGATACAGATAATATTGTTAATTATATTAAAGATGTTTTAGGCATACCTGCTAAGATTTTAAAATCAAAAGGTGAAGTCCAAAAAATTAGAGCAGAAAAAGAACAACAAATGATGCAGCAACAACAAGCTCAACAAGAAATGCAGGCTGCCGAGATAGCTAATAAAGCTGCACCATTAGCAAAGGTACTTGGTGAACAATAAAGATTTAATTGAATTAACAAAAACATACCAAAGAGTTTTTAAATCAGACGATGGTCAAACTATTTTATCTGATTTAGAAAAAAGATGTAACGTGCATAACACATCATTTTCTAATGACCCGCATGAAACATCATACAGAGAAGGACAAAGACAAGTAGTTCTTTTCATTAAATCAATAATAAACAAAAACCCTAAAGGAGAAAAACATGAGTAGCGAAAACCAGGTAGCGGCACAACCGTCTGAGAACAATGTTACGGAGTTAAATAATACACCAACAATTAATCAACAAATAGAAAACTGGAAAGATACTTTACCAGATGATTTAAAAGGTGAGAAAGCTTTAGAGAGTATTCAAGATATTCCAGGCTTAGTTAAATCTTATGTCCATGCACAAAAGATGATTGGTTCAGATAAAATTCCTGTTCCAAATAAATATGCAACAGACGAAGATTGGCAAGCAGTTTACAACAAACTGGGTAGACCAGAAAGTCCAGATGCTTATGAATTTAAATTTGATGATAATTCAGCAATTGATGAAAATGCTTTAAAAGGTTTTAAAGAAGCAGCTCACAAACATGGATTATTACCTAAGCAAGCTGAAGGGATTATGAATTTTTATAATGAGATGACACAAAATTACATCCAAGATATTAATTCTAAATCAGAACAAGGACGTATGAACGCAGAACAATCTTTGAAAAAAGAGTGGGGTGCAGCATATGAAAATAAATTACAGCAGGCTGGAGCCATTGCTAATAAATATTTAGATAGCGAAATAACTAATTTAACTTTATCTGATGGAACCAGAATTGGCGATCATCCAGAGTTTATAAAGGCTTTTGCTAATATAGCTAGTGAATTAGGTGAAGATAAGTTGGTTCAAGCTAATGGTCCACAATATATGACCCCTGCGGAAGTCGATAAGCAAATCAGAGAATTACAACAACCTGGTTCTGCTTACTGGTCTAAAAACCACCCAGGTCATGCAGCGGCTGTTCAAGAGGTTCAAGATTTACTTGCTTTGAAATTAAAATCACAGTAGTAAATTGAATATAGCGGATAATCGAAAGACCCGTTTGCCAGTTGGAAAGACAACGAACCGAGAGGTTTAAAATCTAGGACGACCCGTAAGGACAATCAACCGATTATTTTTAACATTAACACAACAAAAAAGGAGACATAATTATGTCTATAACTTTAGTAGAACAATCATTTGTAGAACAATATTCTTCAAATGTGACTATGCTTGCTCAACAAATGGGGAGTAAGTTAAGACCAGCTGTTGATGTCGAAACGATCAGAGGAAAAAATGGTTTCTTTGACCAAATCGGTGTTACTGCAGCTGTTGCTAGAACAACAAGGCACGGAGATACACCAAGAATTGATACCCCACACTCTAGAAGACGTGTGAGCTTATCAGATTTTGAGTGGGCTGACTTGATTGACGACCTAGACAAAGTAAGAATGTTAATTGACCCAACTTCATCTTATGCAAAAGCTGCGGCTGCTGCTATGGGTAGAAGTATGGATGATACTATCATTACTGCTTTAGGTGGTTCAGCTGATACAGGTGTTGCTGGAGGAACTGCTGTTCCTTTACCTTCATCTCAAAAAACTGCTACAGCAAACCAAACTGATGGTTTAACTGTTGCTAAGTTATTATCAGCTAAATTCATCTTAGATAATAACGATGTAGACCCATCAATTAAGAGATACCTTGTTTGTGGTCCTAAACAAATCCAAGATTTGTTAAATACTACAGAAGTAAAAAGCTCTGACTTCAATACAGTTAAAGCTTTAGCTCAAGGTGATATTAACTCATTTATGGGTTTCAACTTCATTATGTCTACTAGACTTAACTTCGATGCTACAAACACAGACGACAGATTGTGCTTTGCGTTTACTGAAGATGCAGTAAAATTAGCAATCGGTTCTGATGTTAAAGCTAGAATTGATGAAAGAAACGACAAGTCTTATGCTACTCAAGTATACTATTCTATGGCAATTGGTGCTACTAGAATGGAAGAAGAAAAAGTAGTACAAATACCTTGTAACGAGTAATAATTAGCTTAGTGGGGGGAGCAATCCCCCTACTACTTTATGAAGACAATAAAAGATTTAAAACCTGTACTTCATTTTAAAAAAGGAGATTATGTTTACAGGTATGTTTTAGTAGATAGATTTAAAAATACTGCTAAAATACACTATGGTTTTGATGCAAAACTTGAAAGAACTGAACATGAGCTTTTTGCATTAGAAAACGATAGAAAGATTAGAAGAAAGTATATAATTAAGGAGAATAAAAAAGATGGCTAGTGTAGTAGAAATTTGTAACTCAGCTCTAAATCAATTAGGTGCTTCAACTATTTTATCTCTTACAGAAAATTCTAAAAATGGAAGACTATGCAATGCAAGATATGAAACAGTTAAAGATAGTGTTTTGCGTGCGCATCCTTGGAACGCAGCAATTAAAAGACAAGCTTTAGCAGCTGATACTGCTACTCCTGCATGGGGATTTGCTAAACAATATACTTTACCTTCAGATTGTTTAAGAGTTTTAACAATTCAAAATTATCAATCAAATTATAAAATTGAAGGACGTAAAATTTTAACCAATGATGATAATGTTAAATTGGTTTATGTTGCAAGAATTACTGACCCTAATGAAATGGATGTTTTATTAAGAGAAACGATCTCAGCTGCTCTTGCATCTGATATTGCTTATGCCGTTACTGCTAATGCAACATTACAGCAAAGAATGGCAGAAAAATATCAAGATAAACTATCTGAAGCAAGACACGCAGATGCTAGTGAAGGATATAATACAGACCCAACGTTAGGTGAAGCAGATAATATTTTAAGCGAAGACTTTATAAACAGCAGGTTATAAAATGGCTAAAACAATTATATCTGTACCTAGTTTTACAGCTGGTCAACTATCACCCAGAATGGAAGGTAGAAGTGATTTTCAAAAATATTTTTCAGCAGGAACAAAAATTAATAATTTTATAGTTCAACCTCATGGACCTGTTGCTAGACGACCAGGAACTTATTTTGTATCAGAAGTTAAAGATAGTTCAAAAGATACAAGGCTTATTCCTTTTTCATTTTCAACAACACAAACTTATATTTTAGAATTTGGTAATCAATATATAAGATTTTATAAAGATAATGGTCAAATTACATCGGGTGGTTCAGCTTATGAAATATCATCACCTTATTTAGAAGCAGAATTGTTTGATATTAAATTTGCACAATCTGCTGATGTTATGTATCTGTGCCATGAAAATCATGCGGTTAGAAAATTATCTAGAACTGGACACACGTCCTGGACACTTTCTGAAGTTAATTTTACCGATGGTCCTTATTTAGATAGCAACACAACCTCTACAACATTTATAATTTCTGCACATACAGTTGGTACTGGTAGAACTTTAACTGCTTCTTCTACAACAGGTATTAATAATAATACAGGATTTCAAACAAGTGATGTTGGAAGATTAGTTCGATTTAGAGATGGTTATGGAAAGATAACCGCAAGAACATCTACCACAGTTGTTACTATACAAATATTAAAAGATATGGGTTCAACAAGTTCTTCAACAAATTGGTCTTTAGGTGCTTTCTCAGATACTACAGGTCATCCTCGTTGTGTGTCATTCTTTGAACAAAGACTTGTATTTGCAGGAACTACAGACCAACCACAAACTTTATTTTTTTCTCAATCTGGAGATTATGAAAATATGGAAGACGGTTTAAGCACAAGTGTAACTGATAGTTCAGCTATGGTTTACACTATTGCATCTAACCAGGTTAATGCTATCCAAGCAATCAAAGCAACAAGAACTTTAATTGTAATGACTACAGGAGGAGAATTTACTGTAACGTCTGGTGCTGCAGAAGACCCTATAACCCCAACCAATTTAAATATTAGAAAACAATCCTCATACGGTTCAGCTGGAGTTGATGCTTTATCAATTGGTAACACAACAATATTTTTACAAAGAGCTAAAAGAAAAATTAGAGAGCTTGCATATAATTTTGATAGTGATGGATATATTGCACCCGATTTAACTATTTTATCTGAAAACATAACATTAAGTGGTTTAATACAAATTGATTACCAACAAGAACCTTATTCAGTTGTATGGGGTGTAAGAACAGATGGCAAGCTAGTGGGTATGACTTATAATAGAATACAAGATGTAGTAGCTTGGCATGAGCATGATTTTGGAGGTACTGATGCTAAATGTAAATCAGTTGCTGTAATAGATATTGATACAAGCGAAGATCAAGTTTGGGTTATTGTTGAACGAACAATTAATGGTTCAACTAAAAAATATGTTGAATATTTAACACCATCAGATTTTAATTCTGATTTAGAGCAATTTCATTATGTCGATAGTGGTTTATCTTATAATGGTTCATCAACAACTACATTAAGTGGATTAAGTCATTTAGAAGGTGAAACAGTAAAAGTAATTATTAATGGAGCTACACATCCAGATGTTGTTGTATCTAGTGGTTCAATTTCATTACAAAGAGCTGCAACTAATGCAAAAGTTGGATTAGGTTATAACTCAGTTTTAAAAACTATGAGATTAGATGATGCTGCAGGCACAACTGACCAAACTAAAACTAAAAGAATTTATGATGTAACTGTTCGATTTTATGAAACTGTTGGTGCTAAAGTAGGACCCAATGAAGACAATTTAGATATTATTCCATTTAGAGATAGTTCTGCTGCAATGACAGCACCCGTGCCTTTATTTACAGGAGATAAAGAAACAGAGTTTCCAAGCGATTATGGTACAAATGGTTTTGTAACTGTTAAACAAGATCAACCTTTACCCATGACCATACTTGCAATTTATGCAAGATTGGAAATATATGACACATAATGGATATTGTACCGTTTAAAACAGAGCATGCTCAATACATATTAAGCCAACAGCTTAATGCTAAAGAATTGTATTTAAGACCAGAGCATAGAAAATATGCTTTGTATTTGGAACAAGTTGGGTTGTCGTTTACAGCGCTTATAAATAATAAGCCAATAGCGGCAGGCGGCAT